GATACCTGGACTTCTCTACAACCCCGGTAAGCCGGAACTCGGCGTGGTTGAAATCACAAAGAAGGAAGCCGACCGTAACCACCTGATCCAATCATTGGCTGGCGATCGTACTGACGGATACCCCGGATGCCCCGGCGTTGGCCCCAAAGGGGCTGAGAAAGTCGTAGATGAGGGGTGGGACGGTGTTGTTCAGGTGTATGAGAACGCAGGTATTACTGAGCAAGAAGCGTTGGTTCAAGCCCAAGTGGCTCGGATTCTCAGGGCCAACGAGTGGACGAAGACCAAGGGAGTAAAACTATGGCAACCAAAATGAATCGTGAGGAATACTTCAAGTTCCACCAAAAACTCTGCGAAGAGGCTTTGTCGCTTTCCATCCGAAAGAACCATGATTACTCCGGAGGTCAGGACGGAGCTGACCCGTTCCTCAACTTCAAAGCTGTCGAACACATGGGAATGGGCGTAACAACTGAGCAAGGATTCTTGGTGCGACTGGCGGATAAAATCCGTCGCCTCAGTGGTTTCTGTCGAACTGGTGAGTTCAAAGTGAGCGATGAATCCTTCAGAGATACCATCATTGACGGGATTAATTACCTTGCTTTGTTGGCGGCATACTACGAATCCAAAGAAAGAGAGGGCTAAATGGCTTCCCCTATGAAGAACTTTCCTGAAGTCTCGAAAGCCCTTCTGGATGCTTTAGACAAGCGTTTCCCTGATCGATGCCCAAATGAGGGCATGAATGATCGTGAAATCTGGATGGAAGTGGGATGTCGCCGCGTGGTGCGATTCTTGCAATCGGTATATCAGGAGCAGAACGAAACGAGAATGGAGTCTTCTCTCGATGTGCATTAGTACGCCCGATATACCCCCACCCCCGCCGCCTCCGCCGCCGCCTGCTCTACCACCACAAGAAAGAGTTAGACCGGCAACTCCTGCGAAAACTCGGTCACAACTCCGTAAAACCGGTGCTAAATCCCTCCGCATCCCTCTGATGTCCGGTGGTGGATCTGGCCTGAATGTGAACTACTGAGGTACTAAATGAAAACCGCTCAAGGCATGTATGACTCCCTTCAATCGGAGCGGTATTCATATCTGGAGCGTGGCAGAGATGTCGCCAAGCTCACCATCCCGACCTTGTTGCCCGAGGAGGGAGCGAACTACTCCACCAAGTTCTCTACCCCCTACCAGAGTGCTGGAGCCAGAGGCGTAAATAATCTGGCTTCGGCTCTTCTGTTGTCCCTGCTTCCCCCAAACTCTCCATTCTTTCGCTTGACGATTGATGACATGGCGTTGCAGGAACTTGGGCCTGAAGCTGAAGAAATCAAGACAGAGATTGACATTGCATTGTCCCGTGTTGAACGGGCGGTGATGCGTGATATTGAGACCAACAACATCCGAGTTGCGATGTTTGAGGCTCTCAAGCAACTTATCGTGACCGGAAATGCACTCGTGTTTTTACCTAAGGCAGGTGGAATGCGGGTCTTCCGGCTGGATAGATACGTTGTAAAACGCTGTCCACTTGGGTTTGTCCGAATGATGGTCACAAAAGAGACCATCGCTCCCTCCATGTTGCCCCCAGAGGTCGCGGCATTGGTGGATGGTCAGCAGTCCACGATGGATACCGTGGATCTCTACACATGCGTAAAGAGCATTGACCCTGAGAACTATGAGGTGTTCCAAGAGGTTGGCGGACAAGAAGTACCTGGATCTCGGGGAACCTTTGCCAAGAACGCTTCTCCCTACATTGCCCTGCGAATGAACCGCGTTGACGGTGAGTCCTATGGGCGTGGGTATGCCGAGCAATACTACGGCGACCTGAAGAGTCTTGAGGCTCTCTCGATGGCAGTTGTCGAAGGTTCGGCGGCTTCTGCCAAGGTTGTGTTCTTGGTCAATCCGAACGGAACCACCAGAGCAAGAACGCTATCGGAGGCCCCGAATGGAGCTATCAGGGAAGGCAGTGCTGCGGATGTGTCTACTCTGCAAGTTGGAAAGCAAGCCGATCTGCGCATTGCGTACGAGACAATCAACCAGATCAACGAACGGCTTGCGAATGCGTTCTTGCTTACTGAAGCGACCATCCGCCGTGCTGAACGTGTCACCGCAGAAGAGATCCGACTAGTTACCCAATCCATCGAGCGACAGCTTGGTGGTATTTACTCGGTTCTTTCGCAGGAGTTCCAACTTCCTTTGGTCAACCGGATCATGGAGCGGATGAAGAAGAACAACCTTCTTCCGCCTCTCCCAGCAGACATCGTGCAACCCACGATTGTCACAGGTATTGAGGCTTTGGGTCGGGGGCAAGACCTCAACAAACTCGATGTATTCTTGGCTGGTGTGGCTCAACAACTTGGGCCGCAAGCACTGGCACAGTTCGTGGACTTGCGTGAATACATTGATCGTCGAGCGGCATCTCTTGGGATTGACACTGAAAATCTTATCAAGAGCCAAGAACAGATCGCCGCTGAACAACAGGCTCAACAACAGGCTGCACTGACACAACAGTTCGGCCCGCAAGCCCTAGACCTCTTTGGTAAACAACAACTGAAGAGCATGGACATGCAGCAAGAGGAAACCCAACAAGATGGCTGATCGAGTTCAAATGACAACTGAAGATGGCGGAATGCCTGATGAGATGATGACCAATGCCCCCGAGGCTACCGAAGAGGTTGCCGAACAGAATGCTGAAGAGCGTCCTGAGTGGCTTCCAGAAAAGTTTGAGTCTGCCTCTGATTTGGCAAAGGCTTACTCTGAGTTGGAGTCTCGGATGGGAAGCAACGAGGAAACCGAGCAAGGTGATTTAGAGGCTGACGTTGATGCTTCGGATCGTGAAGCCTTGACGATGGATGACATCCGTCCGTTCTCTGAAGAGTTTGCCGAAAAGGGTGAACTTGGTGAGGAGTCCTACCGAAAGCTGGATGACCTTGGATTCCCGAGAGAGTTGGTTGACAACTACATCCAAGGCATGTCCGCTTATTCACAGCAGCAGTCCAATCAAATGATGTCGGCGGTTGGTGGCGAAGAGTCATACAACCAGATGACCGAGTGGGCCTCGAAGAGTCTCAGTGAAAACGAAATCAACGCTTACAACGCAATCATGGATAGCGGCGATCCATCGCAGATCGATATCGCTGTCCGTGGCATGCACGCTCGTTTCAAAGCAAACGACACAGAACCAAGCCTTATCCAAGGAGATACTGTCAATGTCAATAACGGCTTTAATTCGACGGCTGAAGTCACTGCTGCAATCAACGATCCTCGGTATCGCAAAGATCCCGCTTACCGTAAAGAGGTTCAGCAAAAAATTCAGATGTCGAAAGTGTTGTGATGATTGCTAATAAAACGGCAATCGGAATCGGAGCTGTTTGGGTGGCTCTGGGTGCAAGCATTTACTTCATGTCTGGCTGCGCCCTTGATGACCTAGTTCAAGTCAGCGTCCCCAAGGGTGTCCAGACGGCAACCCAAACTGCATCCACCATCAAACTTTCTGATGCTGAATACACTTGGACTGAGTGGCAGAACTTTGTTGATGTAAACACCGCAAAGTTTCAAGAGTCCATCGACGATGCCAACAAGGTTTGGGGCGTTGCCTCCAGCGTTGTGAACATCGGTGCTGACTCTGCTGCCGGTCCACTCTCTCAGCTCCCCGGCGGAGCGGCCCTAGTTTCGGGCCTGTCTCTTGCCACTGGTCTCTTCCTTCGTCGCCCCGGCGATGCCAAGCGTGAGGCCAAGGAAAAAGAACGATCATTCAACGCCGGTTTGGCTCAGGCTAAGGCTCTGGTCGAAACGGCTCCCAAATCTTGACCCTCTTAGGGTCGCCATAAGCAGGCCCGCTGCGGCGGACAACTTGACTGATGGGCGAATCTAACGGTCTGTGTTTTTCTTTAATTTTTTACTCCCTTTCATAAGGACTCTTTCCAATGGCTAACGCTTCTGTTACCCGCCTTGGTCAGGCCAACTTGACAGGGGACACAGACGCTCTGTTCCTCAAGGTATTCTCCGGCGAAGTTCTCGCCGCCTTTGAAGAACGGAACGTGATGATGCCCCTGCACAACGTCCGGACCATCACCTCGGGCAAATCTGCCCAATTCCCTGTCTTCGGTAAAGCACTTGCCAAGTATCACACACCTGGTGAAGACATCATCGATGATGGCAGCGAACAGATCCCAATGAATGAGCGGACTGTTTCCATTGACCAACTCCTTCTCTCGAAGGTCTTCATCGCCAACATTGATGAAGCAATGGCTCACTACGACGTTCGTTCGATCTACTCTCGTGAACTCGGGTTCGCTCTTGCCAACCATGCTGATGAAGCATGTATTCGTACCGTCATTGCAGGTGCGCAAGACCAAATTACCTCTCCCAACCCTGTTGAAAACGGCGGGACTGGTAAAGAAGGTGCGCGTATCGATACCGGCACAACTGGTGATGGCGTTATTAGCGCGATCATCGAAGCTGCTCGCAAGATGGACGAAGCCAGCGTTCCTGCTGATGATCGTTACTGCCTCTTGGCTCCCGAGTATTACTACAAGGTTGTCGCAGCGGCTGGTGCTGCCAGTGTCGCTGGTGCAGTGATGAACCGTGACTTTGATGGTTCCGGTAGCATCTCATCTGGTCGGTTCACCAACGTCGCTGGTGTGACCGTGATGATGAGCAATCACATTCCAACCGCCAACGAAGATTCTGTCGCTGCGACCGAATTTGAATCCACCAGCATTGCTAACGACCTTCATGGTACGAATGGTGATGGTTACGGTGGTCTCAACTACACCAACACCAACGGAATCGTGTTCCAGCGAACCGGTATCGCAACTGTGAAGTTGTTGGATCTCGCCCTTGAAACCGAATACTCCATTCGGAACCAAGGCACGTTGATGGTTGCCAAGTACGCAATGGGTCACAACTTCTTGCGTCCTGAATGCTGCTACCACCTCCGTACGGCGGCGCCGTAAGCGGATTTTCGAGGAACCTTTCTCCTCTTCACGGGTAGGCTCACTTCGGTGGGCCTGCCCCTTTTTCTAAAGGAACCCTATGGCTCTCGCAAAAACTACAAGGCTTCAAGCCGTGAACACCATGCTGAGTACGATTGGTGAAGCACCTGTCAACACTCTTACCGGCACGCTTGGAGTTGATGTGGCAACCGCAGAGCGGGTTCTGGATGAGACATCTTTAGAAGTCCAGTCGATGGGCTGGCATTTCAATACTGTTCCTGAGGTTGAGTTGACACCGGACTCATCAACAAAACTCATCACGGTGGCCCCGAATGTTGTTCGGATCGATCTTGAGAGTTCAGCAACGCATGACTTGGTTCTCCGAGGAGATACGCTCTTTGATCGCAAGAACAACACCAACCTGTTTGACAAATCCATCAAGAAAGTCACGGTCGTAACGGCCTTGGATTTCACGGATCTGCCACAACTGGCCCGTCACTACATCACTATTCGAGCGGCCCGAATCTTTCAGGATCGGGTTGTTGGCTCAGAGAAGCACCACTCCTTTACCCTGCGGGATGAGATGATGGCCTTGTCGAAGCTGCGAGAATACGAGATGGACACTGGAGATCACTCGATCTTCGACAACTTCACTGTTTCACGTGCATTGCGTAGAGAGCCACCTATCAACGAGGTTCACTGATGGCATTCATTTCTCAGAACGTCCCTAACTTGATTCAGGGAATTTCTCAGCAGCCAGCGGCACTCAGATACAACACTCAGGCACAAAAGCAGGACAACGCCTACGGAACTCCTGTGGATGGATTGATGAAGAGGCCGCATACTGAATACATCGACAAGCTGTCGAGTGCAAATGCGGCATCGTCCCAGTTCTTTCACTCTTTGGATCGAGATGAAAGCGAACGCTACATCTTGGAGATAACTGAAGCATCTACTCCCACCGTGAAGGTCTATGACACCACGGACGGGGCAGAGAAGACAGTGCATGTCCCAGACGGCACAACCTACTTGGATGCCACATCCCCTCAAACTGCTTACAAGGCGTTGACCATCAGCGATGTCACGTTCATTGTGAACAGTGAAACAAAGGTACTGGCTGATGATGACTCAGCAGATTTAGGGCCGCAGTTGTCCTCGGTCTCCCTGAGCGACTTTACGTTCAGGTACGAGGAAGACACCAGCACCTTGATTACGCCTGTAGGTGTCATCACAAATGAGAAGTTGGTCTACTTCCGTCAGGTAGTCCTTGATACGACTTATCGAATCAAGATTACAACCGATAGCCATACGATTGCTAGAACTCAATCTGGCGGTGGCACAAGCAATGTCACGGTAGATGGCAATCTTACCATTGAGTATGGCACACTTAACGCAGCGGGCGCTAATAACCACTCAAATGTTGCCAACCCGTTCCCATCAGAATCTCTCGATGACGGCCCCGGTTCTTCCACCGAAGAACTTGCTGCTGCTTTTATCAACGCGATGGTTGATACTAGAGGCACGCAGGCTAACGGAACCACAGGTCCGCATGTTGTGAGAACTATTGCGGAAAATGACAGTGCGGATGATTCTGAAGCTATTGAACAGACCGGAGAACCGGGAACAGGCGGAGAGCATTTCGGAACCGGATCGTTTCAAGGGGCGTTACTTGTCAGACAAGGCAATGTGACAGGTAGAACCACAGAATCAAGTGATGATACCAATCAGAGTTTTACCGCTGGTGGTGTTGGTCCATGCCTGCACTTTGTGGGGCTAGATCACATCAACTACAAAATTGATGTAGATGCTGAACTCCTTAACAACACCTTGGTTGTGGTTGATAGCCTAAACGGTGTTCAAGCCTTTACCGACCTTCCTCCTTACGCTCCGCATGGATTCATTGCCAAAGTCAACGGCGATCCTGAGTCATCCTCGGATGATTACTACGTCAAGTTTGAGGCCAACGACGGAAACTTTGGCTCTGGATATTGGAAAGAAACCTTAGGTGTCCAGGCGGATGCCACCCATACCCACGAAGCTGCCGGTATCCCTAAGAGTTTCAAGTTTGACACGATGCCTCACATATTGATCCGTCAGTCGGACGGGACGTTTATGTTCAAAAAGGCTGATGGTGTTACGCCTACTACCGGAAACGGTCGCCCCTCACTCGATGCTGCGGATGTCTACTCTGGATTCAAGTGGGCAGACCGAACTGTTGGGGATGAGGAGACAAACCCGTTCCCATCGTTCGTCAATAAGAAGATTGGCACAATCTCACTACACCGTGGCAGGCTGGCGTTGACCGCAGATGAGTCAATAGTTATGTCATCGGCTAACGAGTTTTTCAACACTCATAGAACCACGATGATCACCGTTGTAGATGGCGATCCGATTGATACCGATGTGTCTTTCCGTAAGGTGTCCTTGATTCGGCACGCGATCCCGTTCAACGAGAATCTCATTCTGTTCTCTGATACTGATCAGTTTGCACTGACAGGGAATCCAACGCTGACCCCAGTGACGGCCCGGATTGTCCCAATCACCTCTTATGACAGCGTGATCGACACTTCGCCAGTGCCAGCAGCGTCTAGTCTGTTCTTTGGGTTCAACCACGGAACCTTTGCGGGAGTCAGAGAACTGTTCCCGACAGACTCGACAACCTTTGAAGCCATCGACATCACCGAGGCGGCTCCTGCATACATACCTGGAAAGATCCGGCAGTTCGCTTCATCCACTGACGAAAACATTGTGGCTGCTCTTTCTTCAACAGAGACAAGCTCGATCTACATCTACCGATACTACGAGGTCGGAAGCGGGTCTCAAAAGAAGAAGGTTCAGTCCGCCTGGAGTCGGTTCACATTTGGCTCTGATGCGAACATCCGTCACATCTCGTTCATGGATGAGGATCTGTTCCTGATTGTTCAGCGAACCGATGGTTTGCACATGGAGAAGATGCGGATTGAGCCAAAGCTGGTGGACACGGGCCTGACCTTCAGGGCCATGCTGGATCGTCGGATTACCTATGCCGGAACCAATGGGACAATTACAGCATCATTCTCAGCGGCGACTGGTAACACCACATTCACGTTCCCGTATGCCAAGCGGGGCCGTACTCTTGATGGTCTAATCAACAACGGTGTTCGAGTCAATATCGTCACCCAGCCGTCAGATGGTGGCAACACGTTGGTGGTGTCTGGAGACCTGACATCAAACACGGTCTTCTTGGGCGAATCCTACGAGATGGACTATGAGTTCTCCAAGGCTTACCTGCGGACATCTAACCAATCTGGAGGCCAGCAGCCCATCATCAGTGGTAGATACCAACTGAGATTCGGCAACCTGATCCACGAAGACACAGGGTTCTTCACGATTGAAGTGGCAAGTCCGAATCGAGACACCGCAGTCACCACATTCACGGGCTTGGTCGTGGGGCAGGACGGGACTGATGGGTTGAACCTGTCTGATGGAACGTTCCGGTTCCCCATCCTGCTTAAGAATCTAGATGCTAGTATCAGCATCAAGAATGACTCACCGTTCCCAAGTAGATTCATGGCTGCTGAGTTTGAAGCATCCTTCAACACCAAGGTTCGCCAACGGCTCTAATGAGTGAGTTCGTCCGCTACGCTCGGATGCGTGACATCAAGTATGTCTCGAAGAACATGCGTGAGGTTGACATTCAGGAGATCCAAGCACACACAGGCAGAGATCCGTACTCGACCCTGAGGTCTGGATATGAGAACTCACATGAGTGTCATGCGATTCTCTACCCCTATGACAAAAAAGAGGTCATGGGAATCTTCGGGGTATCTCCAAGTCCTGAAGACAAACTTGGCATCATCTGGATGCTGGGTACGGACAGGATCGCTGAGGTTCCGATGCACTTCCTCAGGCACTCCCGCTCTGTGATTGACGAACTACACCGCCGCTATCCGTTGCTTGCCAACGTGATGGACGAGCGGAACAAAGTGCATCAAAAGTGGCTTCAATGGTTGGGGTTCACATTTATTCAAAGGCATCCAGAGTATGGCGTTGAGAAGCGACCATTCTTGGAATTTGTGAGGTTGAAGGACTAGATTATGTGTACTCCCGAAGCCTATATCGCGTTGACGATTGCCTCTGCGGCAACGTCGTATGCTTCAGCCAGTGCATCCGCTAAGGGGCAGCAAAAGCAGTATGAGTACAACGCCGAGCTGGCTGAACAGAGTTCCAGAAATCAATACAACCAGATTCGCCAGCGTCAGGCCCAAGAGAACGAAAAGTCTTCTCAGGAAATCTCTGAGGTAAGCCGGAGAGCCTTGAAGGCCCGGTCTACTGCAATGGTGCAGGCGGCTGAGAAGGGCGTGGGGGGTCGGAACATTCAAGACCTCCTTCAAGACTTCGAGCGTCAAGAGTCCGAGTACCGCAACATTTCACTTAGAAACCGTGCGTTCCGTGAACTGGCGTATGAAGATCAACTCGAATCTATCCGGCTTGGCACGCAGTCACGAATCATCAACGCATTGCCAACCCAAGCGAAGCCATCATTCTTGGGAACTGCTCTGAAAATCGGTGGTCAGATTGCCGGTGGATTGGGCGACTTCAATGATCCAGATCCAGAAAGAGAGATTGTCTAATGGGACAATTCCAGAATGACCTACAGCTCTACAAGAGTCTGGAACCAGCCGCACGACCTATAGATACCTACGCACCTATTCGTCTGCCCTCCGCTGGTCCGCAACTTAATGAACTGGCTGAGGGACTTTCTGTATTCAATCGTGGTCTCAGAAAATTCGCAGTGGAGGAAAGAGCTGAATTCCAAGAAGAAGAACGTAAGGCTGGCGAGACGTTTGCTAACCAACTCACGGAAGCAGACCGAATCGAAATTGCACGACAAGGAATCCGCGATGCTGAGAAAGCGGGACTCATCCCAAAGGGAGCAAGCCCCACGCGATTGATTGCAATTCAAGAGGCAATTGGTAGGGAGCTGGCACGCGATTACGAAAAGAGAGCATTTGAACAAGTTGCTCGACTGAGTGATCCCACCAATGTCGAGGATATTGATGAAGCATTCCGAGAAGAGTGGAGTAAGACCAACCTTGGAAACTCGTTCTACATCACCGCAGCAGCGGTAGAAGAGCAAACAAAAATTGATAATCGCCTCGTCAGGCAAGTCCATGCTCAACGAGCCGCGAACACTCTTGATCTCAACAAAGAGCAACACACTAATGAGCTGGAATACCAACTGGATGTCGCCGGTACGAGAGGCGAGGTGTATTCCACTGAAAAGATTGAAGCATGGATGAACGAAGGGTTCAAACAGTTCGGCTCCTCATTCTACGAAGAAGGATGGCGAGCCATTCAACAAGAAGCACTCAGTCTGGCCCAAGACGGAAAAGCCGATGAGGCGATTGCATTGGTGAACAGCTTTAAAAATGCGAATCCAACTAAGCAAAAGAATGCAGGAATGGATCGAAGGTTCTCTAATGAAATCGATTTGTTTGAGGATGACATTCGGAAGGCGGAAGACCGGTTTGAGGCACAAGAACTTGCCGAACAAGAACAACAGCGAAGTGCCTCTCGAAACGCGGACATAGATGCGGCCCGAAAAGCTGCAAAAATTATCAGCGGAGTAGCCTTTAATTTGAAAGATGATCGCCCATCATTTACTGAATTCAGGGAAGCATCAATCACCGCTCTGACTGAAGCGGGGGTGGCTAACGAAGTTATTGGTGCGGCTTTGGGAGATATCACAAACGCCTTCAATACTCTTGAAAACCCTCAAGAGGCAGCAGAACGACGGTTACTTCTTGTCCAAGGTAATCCATCAGTTGCAGAACTTGAGGCTCGTGGTGAAGAACTGGGCGCACCTGCGACTGAGATCGAAGCCGCTAGAGAGGTTATAGATAGTAAAGAACGAGTCATGCGTGCCGAGGCGTTTCGACAAGTAAAGGGTGTTGAGGACCGCTGGGAAGATGCACTGTCCCTATCAGTGGCTGACCTCGACGATACGCAATTCCGTCAATCCGATGAAATCAAAACCGAACAACGTAATCGGTTCAAAGAGGAACTTGAGGCAACCATTAAGAGAGTGAGAAAAAACAACCCCGGACTTCGATCCGATGAGATTGCAGCGTTGGTTGAAGATGAAATGGATCAGTGGGTCACAAGTAACTTGGATTCAGTGTTGAACCCAGACAATGTCAACTCTTCGATCACCAAAGCTAGGCAAGTAACCTTCGTCATGCCTTCAGTCTCGCAGCTTCCTGCGGCTCCTCCCAGTGATGAGTTCACGGAGGAGGGAGCATTGTTTGGTGCAATCGGGGGGCGATTGGCAAACAGAGTAGGTGATTACTTTGAGGAGACAACTGCCCAAGGTCGAGAACGGTACGCACGCGAGAATGTTCAACCCGTCATTCAAGAAGAGTTGAAAGCTGCTGACTTCCAGATTAGGAAAATAACTCGCGGATTTACTAGGCCCGCAACCTCACTGACACCTGCCACTCCAGTTCCCGGTCGAGAATTAGATCAAAACGGAATCGACGCTCGTCGCTACCGCTCTGCTGTTCTGTTTACTGGAGTCTCCATTGAGGATCTTGAACGTGGCACGTTTAAGAACGGGGTGACGATTGTTGACGATCTTAGAGAACCACGGATTACGCCGTACTTCCCAAACAAAAAGGCATTGTCAGATGCTCTGGATGAGTACGACAACGCCGACCCTGAAGCCCAAAGTGGAACACTGATTGGGCGACTGATTACTGAACTAGGGGGCAACAAAACAGGAACCGCAGATCAGTTTGCCACGATGCAAGGTCTTCTTCTTCAACGTAGAGGTATGAACTAAATATGTCACGACTTGATGAACTACTCGCTCAAGTACCCCAAGAAGAGATTGATGCCGCAGCTCAAGAAGAATCTGGATTCTTCGACGTTGCTGGCGACATCCTTGCGGCTCCATTCCGTGGTGTCGAGGGGGCAGTCCAAGGCATCTACAACCTCGGGGACATGCTGACGTTTGACCTCTTGCCTGACTACGACAACCGTTTGCTGGGCGAGTCATCAACCACTGCCGGTGGGATTGTCGAAGGTATCTCTCAGTTCGCCAGCGGCATGTTTGTTCCAGGCGTTGGTGGCCTCTCGATTGCCTCGAAGCTGGGCAAGTTGGGTAAGGCTCGCACGTTGCTGACGCAGGGTTCCAAGTCGAGAGAGATCGCCAAGTTTGCCGTAGGTGGTGCAGTCACGGACTTTGCGTACTTCGATGGTAAACAAGGTCGGCTGTCTGATCTGATTCAACAAAACCCCTCGCTTCAGAACCCGATCACTGAGTTCTTGCAATCAGAGGAGGACGATACTCAGATCGAAGGTCGCCTCAAGAATGCCGTGGAAGGCTTGGGTCTTGGTCTTCTTGCTGATGGGATCATCGCAGGAGCCAAGGGTCTTCGTGCTGGAGGCAAGGCCAAAGCGGACGGAGCGTCTCCCTCTGCTGTCGAAGAGGCGATGAGAAAGGCCGAGGGTGAGCATGCTCCTGCTCCCAAAACAGAGCCAGATGATTTGGTCTTTGAAGCTGAGGAAGGAGCCTTTTATCACGGAACCGCCTCAGATTTAGATGCTGGTTCGGTTGATCCATATGCAACTTCAGTGTCAGGTCTGTATGGTCCGGGTCTGTATCTCACCGACAATCCCAATGTTGCATACGGATACGCCAAGACCAGA